CAGCTTCAAGATTTGTTCCTGATGAGCCGTTTGCCATTGTTGAACCTATTGTTCGTCCTCCTGGCTCACAAAATAAGGATTGGGGATTTGATAAATGGAAGCAGGTGATTAAGGATTTTCCTATACCTGTTTTTCAATTCAAAGTAGGAAAACAAACAAGAATATTACAAGGGGCAAAGATAATAGAAGTTCCTAATTTTAGAATTTCTGCAGGGATAATTGAACAAGCTTCTTTAGTGATGACCGTAGAAGGAGGCATGCATCATCTGGCAGCGAGTATGGGAACTCCTGCAGTGGTAGTATTTGGTGGATTCATAGATCCTGAAATTACAGGCTACACTTACCAAAAGAATTTTTATATTGCTTTACCAGATTCTCCTTGTGGGAGATATGCGCCTTGTTCACATTGTAAGAAGGCAATGAATATGATTGGTGTAGAAGAAGTGAGACAGGAAGCAATGAAGATAATAGAGGAGGTATTGTAATGGCGGCTCTTGTTACTCCAACTGAGGTGAAACAAATCATAGATACCGATTTAGCAGATGATATTATTAATGCTTTTATTTTAGCGGCAGATAGCGTTGTGGTGGAAGTGCTTGGCACGGATACTACTCTAACCGCAGCACATAAAAAAGAAATAGAGCGTTGGCTTACTGCTCATCTTGTAGCGACGACGAGAGAACCTCAGATGATAAAAGGGGGTGCGGGAGGAGCATCGGTAACCTATCAAGGCATAACTGGGAAAGGACTGGAATCTACCTTCTATGGACAGCAATGTATGCTTCTTGATACGACTGGCAAGATGAGAAGTTTAACTGGAAAAGTAGCGTCTATGAAGGCAGTTGCAAGTTTTAGTGATTGAGGAGACTGGTATGAGGGAATTTGAACTTTGGCTACAAGAAAAAGGAATAAGAACAAATGATGAAATAGTTCCTCTATTGAGAGAAACTTGGAATGAAGCATTACAGGTAGCTTACGATTATCTGGCATATCTGGAAGAATTAGAATCCGATATCAGGGAGATGGTAGACGATGGCTAAGCCAATAGAGAAATTCCTGAGAAAATTAAGTGTACAAACAGCTGTATATTGGTCTGCTCCTACACCCGACGGATATGGGGGATTTACCTATGGTACACCAAGAGAGATTCCTGTTCGTTGGGAGGATACAAGCAAAGTTGTTTCAACTGCAAAAGATACGCAGTATGTTTGCAGGGCAAAAATAATAGTTAATGAGGATTTGGATGAAGAAGGGTATTTATATTTGGGTAATTTATCTGGTTTGACAGATGAGCAGAAAACAAATCCAAAATTGGTTGATGGCGCATATAAAATTGCAAGGATTGATAAAACTCCCATGCTATTTAAGACTGATGAATTTGTGCGTGAGGTTTACCTATGAGCCCAACAAGAGAAGAAAGAGTTAGTTTGAAATTGGTTACAAAAAATTTGAATAAAGAGATTAAGGGAATAAAGAATAGAACACTTGGTGGACTTATTGAGGGAGCGAGAGTGGTTAGATACGATATGGATAAAGTAGCACCAGTAATCCCAGTGGATACAGGGAATCTTAGGCAAAGTTTCTTTACAGTAACATCAAAAGGGAAAGTCTCAGCAGGCGCTTCTCCTAAATTTAAAGGTGAGAATGCGTGGGAGTTGGGCAGTCAGCACAGTGCTGTAAAAAGTAATTATCTTGCAAAGCTTGGTTTTGTAAAAGAGCCAACTGTGGTGCTTGGGTTTTCTGCAAATTATGCAATGAGAGTGCATGAAAGTTATGGGAGGCATTTTCGGCGACCTGAAGCAGGGGCAGGCTTTTTTGTTTGTTCTATCTATAGGAATAGAGGCAAAATTATACAATTGATAAAGGAGAAGGCAAGCATATGAATCCAGCAAGCGTTGATGTGTGTGCAATGTTAGAGGCGAATTCAAGTCTTGGATTGACATTCGCTACCAATTTGTTTGTGGGTAGAGAACCTGCCACCCCAGATAATTGTGTAGTTGTATTTGATATTCCAGGAAGCTCCCCTTTGTTAACCCTTGAGAGGGGAGAGGCTTATTACTATCCTGGAGTGCAGGTTAGGGTAAGGAACATTAACTACTTGACTGGATGGGCATTGATACATGATATACAAGCTCTTTTACATGGTGTTCATGGTGAGATATGGAATAGCACTACTTACGACCTTATTAAGGCGATGAATAACCCATTTCTTTTAGATTGGGATGAAAATGATAGGGCAAGGTTTATTTGTGATTTTAATATATCAAGAAAATAGAAAAGGAGGTAAAAGGATATGGCAATAAGTGGAGTAGGAACAGTATTTAGAAGATGGAACAAAACCACTTCAGGATGGGAAAACATAGCCAATATCAAAAATATTGGCGGACCAAGTGCAACCAGGGAGACATTGGATACTACAGCATTGGATACAGCTGGCGGGTATAGAACATTTATTACAAGTTTTAGGGATGCTGGTGAAATCACGCTCACGATGAATTTTGCAAGGGACGGATATGATAAGATGCTCTCTGATTTTGAGGCTGACGATGCACAGAATTATGAGATTGTTTTGCCAGATGATGACACCACTTCATTGGAGTTTGAAGGATTAGTTACAGGTATTCCTCTGACAATTCCTGAAGATGTTGTCACCTTAGATGTTACAATCAAAATCACAGGGGCAATAACAGTTAACTCAGGTAGTTATAGTGGCTCGCCTGCATAAAAATGAGAATAGGAGGAAATAAATGGGAAGATTGACAAGAGAAGATCTACTAAAGAAGCAGAAGCTTAGAATTGAAAAGGTTGATTTAGGCGGAGGGGATTTTGTCTATGTTACTGAAATGACAGGGCAAGGAAGGGACAAGTTTGAGCAATCTTTAATTACTTTCAAAGGCGAAGAAGGCAATGAAAAGATGGTGAGAACAATGGATGACTTCAGGGCAAAGTTGGCGGTAAATACCGTATGTGATGAAAATGGTAAATTATTGTTCCATCCAGAGGATTATAAATTGCTTAGTCAAAACATTAGTGCTACAAGGTTGGAAAGGATAGTAAACAAGGCGCAGGAACTAAGCAAGATAAGTGAGCAGGATGTGGAGAACATGGTAAAAAACTCCAAAGACGCCCAGAACGCAGGTTCTATTTCAGATTAGCAATGAAATTAGGATTTGCTCATCCAGATGAATTGTTAGGTAGGCTCACTTCTACACAAATATCGGAGTGGCGAGCATACGATAGGATTGAGCCTATTAACAGAGGAGAAATAGGATGGGCAATGTTGTGTTCTGTGGTGTCTAACATTGCAATAAGTCTGTATGGGAAGGAAGGAAAGAGGTATACAAAACCAGAAGATTTTCTTTCCATGTATGGACATGTCACAAAAGTGGCAAAGAAGGAACAAACAGTGGAAGAGCAGAAAAGGTTATTATTACTAATAGCTGGAATTCAAAATAAGAAGGAAGGAAGGAAAGATGGCTGATTTGGGCACGCTCATCACAACATTTTCGGCAAACACCCGACCCTTAGATTCTGCTATGTCAAGAGCAGAAAGAAAATTTACTCGTTTCCAGCAGAAGAGCACGGCTGTTTTTAACACTATAAAAAAGTCTGTTTTTAGTCTGCAGGGCGCTCTCCTTTCTCTTGGGGTGGGATTATCTGTTGGAAAATTAATTAGCAGCACAAAGGAGTACGAAACAGCCTTAGTTGATATGGGAAAGGTCACGGAGCAATCTTTTGCACAGATACATAAGCAGATTAGATCCCTTCCTTCTGAATTGGGCACAGCAACGCAGTTGATGAGAGGCTATTATCAGACTATTTCTGCAGGTGTAACAGATTCAACAAAAGCACTTGAATTGTTGACCACAGCTTCAAAATTGGCAAAGGTTGCACATATAGATCAAGCAACAACGGTGAAGACATTGGCTGTTATGATGGGTTCTTACGGTGATGAATTGAAGACAACCACAGACGCTGCAAATTTACTTTTATCAATTGAGAGATATGGTATCACAACCACAGGAGAAATGGCTGCCCAAATTGGTCTTGTAGCCAACTTAGCACACGAAACGGGCTTATCTGCTAATGAGATGGCTGCTGCCCTGGCACAGATAACTAAAAGTGGAATAGGCACTTCCGAAAGTGTGACGCAGTTGCGTTCTCTTCTAACTGCTTTAACAAAAGGATTTGATAAATTACCAACATCTATACAAAAATATGGCTCTGCCTTGAAGGCAATAAAAGAATTAGGATTTGTAGGAGTGCTTAAGGAAATAATGCACGCTACCAAAGGCAATGCACAAGAGATTACAAAAATGTTAGGTAGGCAAGAAGGATTTCTTGCTATGTTACAGTTATTAAAGGGCAGTGGAAAAGAGTATGAGGAAGTCCTCATTGGTATGAAAAACAAAACGGGGGCATTGGATAAGGCTTGGAAAGATTGGAAGAAAAGCCTTGAAGGTATCTGGGAAGTGGTAAAGAATAAAATAATTAATATATTAATTCGGCTTGGGTATGCTGTTTTACCTGCTATCAAAGATATATTAGGAGGGATTGATAAAGTTCTTCCTGATGTAATTGCCAATTTCAAAACATTATGGACAATTCTCTCAGCAATTCCTAAAGGAGTAATAAAATTTTTCAAGGAGTCAAATAAAGAATTGAGAGAAATGGAAAAAAATGCAAATAAAGCAGGAGAGGCAATTAAGAATATAAAACCCCCAGAACCAACATTCTGGCATGAGTTCTGGAGGGAAACAAGTATGCTTGGCACAAATATCATACATGAACTTGAATTTGTCCTCAAAGCAGTTGGCGAATTTCTTGGATGGTTGACTAAGGATATGATTGCGGCTGCAAAATTGGTGGCTAAGGAATGGATGAGTGTGGGGAAAATCATGTATGCTGCCTTAACCATACG